AAATCTTGCAGAGTTTCGTATGGATTAGGATTGTCAATAAATGCTCTTAATTGTGCTTCCGCTTCGCCTTCTAACCCTGTTGCATCAAATGCCCATCCCTGCCCTGTTATGTATAATTGTTTATCGGTGCAAATAGCGTTATGCTTTGCCGACCTATTAAACAAGGTTGTTAGGAATTGCGGATAATCATTGTTCTCTCCATAAAAAACCCACTTTTGTTGTGAGCCTTTGCGTGGCTCTACAAATGCAGGTACTTTGTTGTTTTCGAAGTCTATTTTTATAAGGTGCATTAGCCTACTATTTTAAACCAAATCACAATGTTAGCATCTGTGTCTGCATTGTGTCCAGTAAGTTGAAGATTTGCAATGTGAAATGTAGCCTGATTTGGAGTTGTTGAATAGTGCATTATAACTGGTGCGCCTGCACCTGAATATTTAATCTCAAAATCAAGCACAGAATTATTGGTTATGTTATTATTGTTAAGCGTAAAAGTAGCAAGGCTATTCTTTACAATATGCTGTGTAAACGTACAAACACCACTCATTGCGTTTAATGTTACTGTGCTATTGCCACTAGCAGTATTTGCAGTATTTAAAACAGGTTCTTTTGTTGCCCACTTATCAAAGTTCTCTAACTTCAATGGAGTGATTATCTTTGTGTCATCTGTGCCTGCATCCACTTCACCTTGTGTTGCTATCTCTGCAAGTCCTGCCAATGATTCACTCGCAACAACTGAAGCAAGTCCAGCAGGTGTTACTGCTCTTGTTGTATCGCTTCCTGCTTGTGTTTCTGCATTAGTTGCTAATTCAACAACTCCTTTTGCACTTGTGGATGCCGTCAAATAACCCTGCAAAAAAGTTGAAATCTTGGCAAGTGTTGTCTTGAATGTTGTCGAGCCTTGCACCATCGGAAACATATCTCCGCTTGCATTGGCTGCAACTAATGTTAATTCGCTTATTCTTTTATCGCTGCTCATAGTTGTATTAAATATCCATCTTCTTGTAAGATGTACGCATCATCTTCTTGTACTAAATAATCAAATTCAACAGGCTCGTATGCAACTGCCGTGTCATCATCTGGCTCATAGTTGATTATTGCATCTGCCTCTGGTAATACCCACACCAAACCATTCTCAACTTGACCTACAATGTAAGGAACTGCCTCCTCTGCATTGCTTAGTCCTGATGTGGTGGCAAGGTTTGTTTCATATACATAGTAATTATAAAACCCCTCATTGCCTAACTCTATTTCGGCATTCAATGTGTCCGTTCCTGATGCTATAACAAACCGATTGTAGCGTTCTTTATATTGGCTCGTATCATTAGCAATGAAATAATAGTCAACATTGGTCTGCTGATTATTGAACTGGAACAGATAAATAGGGTTTGTTAACGTGCTATTCTCTGTCAAAGTCAATGTTAGAGTATTGCTTTGGCCTTTTGTGAACTGAATCATCAATTATAAATAGCAAAAGTACAATTTATTGCATAAAAAAAGGAGGCCGAAGCCTCCCTCTTTCTCAACAACCCCTTATATTTATGAAAGCAATCCGCTTATTATTGAGCTGCTCACCTCGTTAGCAAGGTTTTTCTCCATGCCCGAGAGTGTCAAAGTGTAACCTTGAAACTCATTCATGGCTTGTCCAGAGTTAGCGTTACCGCCTGTTACCTCTAAGCCATTATCTTTACCGAATAACCAATAAGAACCATCTTTTGTTTCGATAATTACCGATAACCTATTCTTAATTAGGTTCTGTAAAGTAGCCTGTGTTTCATATTTTAACTTCACAAAGTTAGCAGTCAGAGTTTGCTCATAAGCAACTGTTCCAACTGTGGCATCACTTTGTATTGCTTGGGTAAAGTTGTTCTGTCCACGAGGTTCTAACTCATAAACAAAGAATTTCTTACCTGCTGCCTTAGTTATGCTTGTTACAAAACCACTTGCATTCTCAGTTACGGCAGTTACGTTTGCCAGTTCGGTTACATAGATTTTTTTAATACCACCAACCGTATCTTTACAGTCGAGGCTATATCCTGATACTATTGCACATGCCATGTTTTTAAAATTATTAAAGGGGAGGTGTTACCCTCCCCAAATGATTACCAAGTAAATTTAACGATTTCCTGAGCTTGTGAAATCTGAACACCAAGTTTGAATTTCAAACGGATGAACACTTGGTCATAGTCCTCAGAGTACCATGACTTCACTTCCTCATCTTCGCCTTCCAAATCAACACCTAAGAACATGTTAGCAGTTCTCATACCTGCGATGAATTTCTGACCATTCAATCCCGGTACTGGCATAATCTTGATGTTAGTTCCGTGTAGGAAATATTCACCAAGTGAATCAGCAGATGGCATGAAGTGGAACAGGTTAGCATTAGTCAATGCAGTTAGATACAAACGGCTAATATCTTCACCTATAAAGATTTTGAAATCAGGTTTGTTTACAACTTCAATGTCGATTGCACTATAAATAGCCTGTAATACATCAATTACATTAGAAGCAGTTACGGCAGTTACAGGAGTGATGTAAGCAGCAGCATTAGCTTGAACAGGACCTGAAGCAGCATTGATAATCTTTACAAGACCATCAAATTTGTTCAAGTAATCTTGCCATTTAGCAGTATCACCTTGCCATATAGCATACTCGATTTTCTCTTGAACGTCACCGATTACGGTATTCATAAAAGCCTCATCGATACCACCTGGCATTGATTCGTATTGTGAACCAGGTGCAAGTAACAACTGTGTGTATTTTGCCTCAAGGTCAGCGATACAAAATGCTTGCTCTGCTTTTACCTTACCTACTGTAAGAACACGAGCAGAAATAGTAGTGTCGCCTGATGCGGTTAAAAGACCACAAGTACCACCGTTCTTCCAGAACAATGAATTGTCTAATTGTGGTAATTGAATAGATGATTTTACACCTGTTAATTTTTGCATTACAGATGCAGTCTTAGGTTCAAAGTAAGACTTGATGAGCAACATTTGCTCGTTTGTTTTGGTGTAGTTACTTAAACTACCAACTTGAAATCCAGCCATTTTTTTGTTTAGTTAAATTAGTTAATAAATTATTTTCTTGCTGCTTTCCATTGTAAGAAAGCGTTTATTTTGTCATCTGCGGTTAGTGCTTTTTCTTTCTTTTCAGATAAGAATTTTACTGCACCATTTGGTTTGTTTTTCTCTGAAGGTTCAGCAGGAGTTTCAGCAATCTCTTTTACGATTTCAGTAACGGCAGCAAATTTCTCACCCATTGATTTGTCTTTGCTTTCCATTTCTTTGCTGATTGCTGCAAGTTTTTCTTCGTAAGATTTCATTGCAGTTTCAATAGCCTCAACACGGCTAACAACACCTGCGAAATCTTCTGCATATTTAGCGAATGCGGTTTCAAACTCACTTGCCATCTTTTCTTCTTTCTTGTCCTCAACTTCAACTTCGATTTCCATTTCTGGTTTTTCAATGCCAGTTACTAAGCCACCAACAGTAGTGATTTTAGTTCCATCTTCAAGTTCGTGAGTTCCATCAGGTGCAGGAGTGGTGTTTCCATCTTCTGCAATTACGTTAATGGCTACACCTTCTACAAGTTCGCCTTCCCATTGAACTATTGTTCCATCAGCTAATTTAGCTTCTGCCATTTTTTGCTCTCCAAAAAGTAACTTCTGGATTTTTTCAAATGCTTCTTTGCGTGTCATGTTCTTTTTTATTAAATAGATATTTATTTTTTTGTTGCTTTTTAATCCTCGATTTGTTTTACTATCTCGATTATTTTTTCGATTGTGCTTTGCGGTTTCTGGTCAATCTTAACCATATTGAAAACACCTTCAACTGAGAATCCTTTGAATTTGCCTGTCTTAACAAAGTCATTCCATACTTCATCATTGTCCACTTTGTATGAGCCAAACCAACTGCCATCCTTTAACTGAAATCCTGCAGGAGAATGGATGCCTCGTTTGCTATCAATGATAAACGATTCAATCATATACACACCCTCAATCATTTGGTTAGGGTCGTGCATAGCATTTACCTCTTTTATGTTTGATGCTTTGAAAAACTTATTGCGGATGTTATATATATCCTCAGCAGTAAAAACCCCATAGTATTCGCCATTCTCATCTCTGCGATATATTGGCAAATCTGCCACCATTAAAGGCCCTGAGATAATACGTTTGTCCTTATCGGCTGCAAACTTAAACTGCTTTTTGTCGATTTGTTCGAGTTTACGTTGCGCCCATGCAATGCCTTCATCACCTCCCCATGCTAACCACATAAGTCTGCCACATCCATCACCTAACTTTTTATTTGAGTTCTGTCTGTGTCTTTCAAATGCTGCCATTCTCGCTATGGTATCACGGCTTATTGCCTCTCCTTTTGCTAATTGATTGGCTCTTTGTTTGCCAACATCCGTTCCGCAATCACCCCATCCGTTTTCCTCTGCCCATCTTAAAGCAATCTTTGCATTTTCTTTGGCTGCCTCTGGATAGTCGGTATAGCTTTCAAACTTTTGCAACTCATCTTCGTGGTATAAATACTCACTATCTTCTGTGTGTGTTGCACCTGTCATCAATCTGCCTTCCGCATCTTTATGTGTTGGGCCTGTCCATAACTTGCCATCGGCAGTATAGTGTGGCATACCTTCGGCAAAACCTTTTTTCTCCCATTTGGCATAACACATAGCTGCTGCTTGGTCTTGCTCATATCCATTGCCAATCTCAATACCTATACAACGGCTCACAAACTCATCTTTGCTCTCGCCTTCCTTTGGCTCAACTATAAATTGGCTATTGAATGCCTGCCAGTTCATTTCTATTGCAGGGAAGTCAACCAAAGCAACTGCGGTTACTTCGGCTTCATCATCTTCGCCTACCTTGAATCGGTAAATAGGTAATTTGTCCATCTGTTATAAATAGATTAATTTGTTAAAATTGTTATTGTACTGTTGCCTGATTGCGGATATTGTCAACCCTGCCTTGTGTTGATGTGATGTCCTTTTCCAATACATATACCCGATTATTTTTAACATCCAATGACCTTGTAATTACTGGCTCATTTCCGTTGGTTAATCTTGTTGCATTGCTTGCGGGTGCAATCATTGGTGCGGATGGTACTGCACCCCTTCCCCCTGATGGTGCGCCTCCACCTCCTGAGCCTTTTGGATTCGTTCTTGCAATAGCTGCTACCCTTGCCAAACCTGATGCAATCGCTGCGCCTGCCATAATATATGGATATGCAGGACCTATAATTGAAATAGGATTTTTCTGTGCCTGTAAAAATGCGGTTTGTGCTGCATAGTATGTGTCAATAGTAGTTTGAGCAATAGCGATAGCCTTCATAGTTTCAGCATTTGCGCCCATTGCATTTGCTAAGTCAGAAAGCCCTTGCATTACAGTATTAGTAATCATTTGCTTTGCTTGCAATTTTGCTAATTCTAATTGTATTTCTTGTTGGTCAAATTCCTCTTGTGTAAGTATGCCTTTCTCTCTGAAGAATCTTAAAGTTGCAAGTCTGTCATCATAAGATTTGCTTTCATCTTTTGCATAGTTTATAGCTTTATTTTTAAAAGATTCTCTTGACTTATCTTCATTTTCTGCTAACTTTAATGCTTCTTCAAATGCAGTCCTTGCCTTTTCTAATTTAACATTTGACAAAGCTAATTCTGCTTCAGTCCTTGCTTTTTCTGCTGCTATTCTTAATTCTAAGGCTTTCTTTTCTCTTTCTTTTTGCTTTTCTAAATCTTCTTTTGCGTATTGTTTTTTAAGGTCAGCAATCTTTTTTTCACCTATTTCATTTATAAGTAATTGTTGTTGTTTATAGGCTTCAAGTTCTAACAATTCAGCCTTAGTCAATTCCCTATTTTCATCGGCTGCTTTCTTACGAATCTCAGCCATCTTATCATTTAACTCTAATATTTTATTCGTTGTTTCATTAGTTATCTGAGCCATTTCTTTAGTTCGCCCTGACAATAATTCAACTGATAAATTTTGCTGCTCTTTTCGTGTTTTCTTCAAAGCATCACCATAATCGTTTAAAGCCTTAGTTGCTGCTTCATTAGCTTTCTTTTCTTCATACCAATTATAAATCAATGTGCCAATTAAAGCAACTAAACCTAATATCCCTGTGCTTATAATCGCTGCTCTCATTGTGCTAAATGCAGCAACAACTTGAGTTTTAATTACATTTGATAAAATGATAAATTGGTCTTTCATTCCAAGCAAACCATTCAACCCAGTTGCCAAAGCTATTGCGCCTTGTGTTCTTGCAATTACTTGTTCAATGTCTTTATTCTTATCCCCAAATATTGTCATTGCACCTTGTGCAGCAGAGAAAGCATTTGCAACACCACCCAATACACCTGCAAATGCCTGAAACTTCGCCTCTGGGTTAAATGCTTTTATAGTGGCATTTGTGTCTTCAATCCTATCTCTTAACTCACCTGCACGTTGAGCAACATCACGAAACTTTTGACTTGCAGGGTCTAATGTGGCAAGTTCGTTTGTTAGTTGCCTTAATTCTTGCTTTACTGACTTAACACTTGCTGCACTATTGCCTGTATCAATAGTTGTTTTTAAAATTATTTCTTCGGTCTGTGCCATTATTTTATTGGTTTTAATCTGTAATAAACTTCAACATTGATAGCACTATTGCCACCTGTCATTTCCTCTTTTGATGTTATAAACACCGCATCTTCAAATTGAGCCAAATTAGCTATAACTGTCCCTTTGTATCTCGTGTCAACTGCTGAACTCGTTAACGCACTCGGCAACTCTGCAATGGCTGTCGAATCATTCTCGTATTTTAACTGAATCTTCGTTGCATTGTAAGCACTTGGCGAATCAACTGGGTCATATATAACCTGCCCATATATGTCTGTAATCTCCGTATAATAACCATCAAATTTAGGAATGATGCAAACAGGAGTTGTATATATGCCTGTTACATCGTATTGCGTGAATCCACTTGCTGCATAAAACGGATATTGGATATTGTTAATAACCTGCTCACCATAAACCCCTGCCGTATATCCTGTACAATTTAGCAAGTTTACATTTGATGCTGCAACCTGATTGTTTGCCCCTCCAAGAATATTAATATACTCACCTGCATAAGCATTGCCCTGACTATTTACAATCGCATTGTCGGTTTCGCTACCTTGTACATTGCCATCCCCATAACTCATGTTGTTTGAGTTGCCATTGAAACCATTATCGCCTTTAGTTTGGTCATTATAAAAAACAGGGGAATCACCTGCAAATTTGCCCTCCTCATCTGTCCATATTTCGCTGCCACCATTCATTGTTTCAGCACCAATGTCTTGCCACTTACTATATGGCAACAACTTGAAGAACTTGCATTGAACAGTGTCATATCCTGCCACATTGTAATTAATCTCAATAAGCCTATAATAGCTGCGGTCAATTAAATACTTTTTGTCAAAGGTCAAATCCCTTACTTCAAATTCATTTAGCTTTAAACTCAATTCAATAACTTTGCTATCTGGGTCGGTTATCTCTTGAATGTTCTTTCGCCAATATTTATTGAATAAGTTATTAGTTGTGTACCCACTTGCTGAATAGTAAACAATTTCGGGAACACCCCACGATAAATCAAATGTCGCATTGTTCGGGTCATCTAAATGTCCTGCATATTGAAAAACAGGAATACTACTTCCATTTACAGGAACAATGCCACCTCCTGACCTGTCATCTAAAGTTACAACGTTTGTAAATCCAGATTCCAAAACATTGGCATATAAAACCCTGCCCTTTGAAACCTTCTGCGTGTAGGTATTGTCTTTGTTCTTATATCTTACTTTGCTGAATATCCTATCGTGCCAACCCGGAGTATCACTCAATGGACTTGGCGCAAATGTTACCTTTATGTCTTTGGTTTCTTTTATAAACTGATTAGATATATCAAACTTCCTAAATCCATAAGTGTATGGGGAAAGTTGATTGTACTTCTGATTATACTCATCATCATCTTTGTCATACTGATATATATAAGTTTTATACTTAGCCAATTCAAGCGGAGTAATTTTAATCTCTTTGCTTGTGTCTACTTTGTTGGTAATATCAACAACTGTGTCAGTATAGTAGTCATCTCTCGGCTCAATCTTAATCTTGTTAGGTACATTTGGGTCAGGCTCAAAATAAAGATTAAACATATTCTTCAAGTTGGTCATAAACTCAACTTGAGTCATATCTTGTGGCACAAAGTTTTTTAACTCAATGTTTGCCCCATCGTATTTCTGTGCGCTTGGCACATTGTAAAACTGAATCGGAACATTGGTCGTGTTAAACCTCCATTCTAAAGTACCCAACCCACCTCTGTATGTATTTATCGGGGTATCAATTTCAAGGTAAACCACATCTGTTGTTTTTAAGAAAACAGGAGTTGTCATCTCGATTGAGATTGCCCAATCAAAAAAATCGCCCCCAAATAATGGGTCGCCTCTAAATGTTGTTACAGTTGCTAACGTGGTATAGTTAGTTGTGCCATCATATTTCCAAATGTTAACAGTTACAGGAAAGTTTCTTATATAATTACTTGCGGAATCATTGTACTTAATGTAAATCTCGCCTGTCATTATAAACCTATAATAGCCATCTTCTGGTATTACGAACAATCCAGTTGTGGTATCATAGCCTGTTCCTGTGGTAGGTTGCTTAGGTGCATTCGGCAAAACAATCGTTCCTGCTGCCGTTGGAATAATCGCATAGGAGTTATTGGTTGTTCTATCTGCTAAGAATGTCCTGTTACCTATTTGCGTTGCGGTTAAATATTGAGCAGGGTTATCGCCACACCATAACACCAAATTCTTAAATAGGTTGCTATTAAAGAACGTGGAGTCATAAGTATATCCGTATGTTTCAAATATTTTATCAACTAAGGTCTTAAGATAAACCGCAGGACTCATTTGGTCAATGAAATATTGCGACTCAAACCTTGCCAATCCTGTATCGATTATTGGATATATATATCCATCAGAAAATGTATGTGCGGTTGTGTCAACATTTGCAACAGTTAATGAATGGTCATAGGCAGACAAGTCAAGTTCCCTCAACTTCTTCTCGCCCATATCTTTGAAAAGGTTTGCAACCTCTCCGAATAGCACTATCTCATAATCAACTGCGCCATCAGGTCTTTTGACAATATTTGTCAACTGAATGAATCCTTTAATCTGAACCAACCCATTGCGATATAGTATAGCACTTGTTTTTAGTGCCACATTAAAGTCAGGGTTATACTGAGTTTCAGTTGTGTTTATGGTATATCTTGACAAATCAAATATGAACGAAAACACCTTGTTGTTGTTCGATGTTCCCGGCACTTTGATTGTGCGAGTATAGTCCGACCTCCTTTGCTCTGGGTCAACTATATCCGTGATGCTCTTGGTCAGGTCAATAGTTTCCGACTCGTATAAATCAATCTTATACGATGTGTTGCCTTGATATACTAATAATTCATTTATCATAATGACTGCCTGTATCTATTATAAGAGTATTGCATATTGCAGGTGATTTTATGTAACTGCCTGCCAGAGTTTAAGTATGTTTGGTTTTGATAGCCTGTTTCAGTTACCTGCACCGCTATAAAATCAGTCGGACTACGTTCTAACCAAATCAAAGGACTTTCAAATAAACCTTGCATCCATTCCGATTGAGCATCGGTTATCCAATCCGAGTTCAATAATACGTTATCAATTATCTCGGTGTTGTAATTTACCTTTAATCTGTCCGCATCTATGTAACCGAGTGGAAGCATTTTTCTGTATTGTGTTCTGTTAACCTCAATGCTCTTTTGGTTTACTGCCGTGAAGTTATATGCCTCCCATCCTCCATATTGGTTTAACCAATGCAGGCGATATGTTCCATACTTAGTGCAGGCAGGAACTATGTCGATTCTGTATGTTTCAAGTATAGTTTCGGTCATTCCTATTATGTTCATAAACTCAACGTCATAGTATGCAGTATTTGCATTTAAACTGAATCCGCTTATCTTTTCTGCATTTACATTGTAAACATAAGTTGTTCCCGATTGACTTATTCCTTCAGTTGTGGTAACAAGCAAAGAACCTGCATTGTCATATTGCTTCACTCTTATATGGCTCAATCTTCTGCTTGCGGTCAAAGTGGTTGTTACATTGGATGTGCCATTATTTGATAGCACAATAATGTTAGAGCCTAACCCTGCATTGTATGCCACATTCACAATAGTTGTGTTTGCGGGGATGCCTGTTCCTGTGATGCCTAATCCTGGCGATAACGTTGGTGGCATTATGGTTGCATATTCGCCAGTAAGTAAAACATTCGGACTGCCATTGCTGACAATACCCTCAATCTTCGTTACAGGGTCAAAGTATGTGATTGTCTTATATTGCCCTGCATACTTGTAATTAGGTATGCTTTCTTGCAAGGTAAACCCAGAGGCAATGTTCATCTTTGAAAATTCAAACTTGCCGAACTCCTCAAAATCAAATACGGCATTGTAGGCAAACTTATCATTGCTCTTTGTTAGGTCAGGATAGATAATCAATGTTCCTGATGCGTTGTTATATGCTTCACCAAACTGCACATAATATGGGCATCTGCTACCAGTATTGGCGGATAATAATGTGCTTGATGCGTTCAGAAAGTCTGCCGATAAGTAATTCCTAACTACTGGCGAAACATCAACTTTTAATGAAGACGATGCAGGTTGTTTTGGGTATAGTTGTCTATTGACCCTCACTCCACCCACATAAACATCAATCACAAAATTGAAGTTCGGTTGTGCGGTCTGTGTACTTGTTACATCAAATACAAGTTGGTTATAGCCTGCCCCATGTTCAGCAGGTTCGCTATTTACTGTTATACTCATTTGCTACTCGTTTAATACTTACTTTAATTGTTGCACCTAATCCTTTGGCAACCTCGTTCACTAATTGGTCAACCCTCTTTTTATTAGTGGCCTCTCGGACAAAGTTAACAGGCTTTATACCTCCTATCTTTGTCGCTACTGCCATTGCCTTTGCCTCCTTATCGATTGCACTTGCCTGTTTCTTTTTGTTCTTACTGGTTAGCTTCTTGCCACTCATACTTTTGCTACCTGTTTTGGCAATGTATTTTTTAAAGCTATCAACCATATTCTTTCCTGCACCTATTGTTTTGAACTTATATGGAGAATTGCCTGCCTTGTTTTTCTTCACACCTCTAACACCTTTGTCAACAAACTTCCAATAATAGGCATCTTTGTCTGCAACAATTTCAATACTAACTTTTGAGCCTCCCGACTTTATTGGTTTGCTACTCATTGATTGAGCCAATGTACTTGCACCACCTGTGCGAACATTCTTTTGAATCTTTGTACGCATAGCATCTATACCCCCATTGCACCATCTCAATACAATATCAGTCAGAGTATTCCCCTGTGCCGTTGCAAAGTCATCTGTGCTTTGTCCGTATTTACTGCCTATCTGCTCTGCGGTTGTCATTGTCTGATTTGTCTTTATAAAACGATGCGGTATTCAAAAACTCGGTTACATTCATATCGAAGTAAAAATCCCACTTAGTTCTGTCATTGTTTGCCATGTCATTTATCGTTGCAATCCAACCATATCTTTGATAGAACTCATTTGCTTCTCCGCCTCCGCCCCCAAATAGGTTATTATATTGGTTACTAATGCCTCGTAATACTTGCAAAAAAAAAGCATGATTGGATATGCGGTGCTAATTTTCATTTGATTGTAGAACAAGTCTGCAATCTCTTTATGCTTATCGCCATTGTACTTTTTCTCCTTACCCCACCATGTTCTTTCCACTACCAATGCAGCAAGTATGTTATGGATGTTGTGTATAATCTTATCCTGCTCTTTGCAAAAGTGCGTTGCATCAATGTATTGAGCAGCAGTCAAATCTTGTTGTCTCCATTTAACTATAAATCTCTTGCCACCCAGTTTAAACTTTAACTTTATCTTCTGGTCAGGTTGCATTGCCTCAATCTGCTCAAGTCCTTTTAACCTTGCTAATAAATCGCCAATAGGCATCGACTCAACCTCATCCACATCCTTGCCCTCGATTTCAGCCAACATCTTGACCTTCCTCATGATTGGGTCTGTTTCTAAGTCTGCAATGGTTTTGCATCTCAGGAATTGTTTGATTGTGAGTTCGGAATAGTTCTTCATCGTAATTAAATAGAATTTAAGGGTTAAATTGTTATGGTGCTATACTTACCCGATGGTCGGTTGTTTAGCTTGTTCAGTCCTACATATCGCAGGCTATCAATAGCGTGGTTCATGTAGTCAATAGGTTTGCCAGTATATGTTCCTGTGTTGTCCTTATCCCATGTGTAGGCTCGTAATTCTTTGATTAGATTGGTGCTTCGTTTAGTTACCATTAACTTATATCGCTTCAATATATCAATGCCTATCTTAATTGAGTCAGGGCCTTTGATTGCAGGATGCACATTGAAACCTTGCAGCCTTAGTTCCTCAATCGACTTTGGCTCTGCACTATCGCAAATCAATTCTTTGCGTTCAAAGTTTATGGATTTAAGGAAGTTGCCTATATCATTGTTGGTCATGTTTGTTCGGTATAGCACCTCATCAATCCATATCTTGCCATCTTGTTTATAGATTGCCATTAAGGTTGTCGGGTCATTCGTAAACCCAAAGTCCATTCCATGTGCTATCAGTTGCGCCTCGTTTGGTATTGCATCAACTTGTTCCCAATCTTCAAAAACTACACCTTGCAGGCTACCTATTTCACCCAAGCCATATACCTTCCACCAGTTTGCCCAATAAGTTGATGTGGCTGCTTTCTTTTCTGCTGCCTCAATATCCGCTACAATAGTTGGTGGCAATGCCTCATTGTCTTTATAAGTCAATACAATAAGTTCAGCATCGGTTTCTTTTAGCACTTCTGTATGCGCCCAAAACTCATGCGTTGGGTTAAAGTCAATCCATATCTCACCACTTGTCCTTATGGCTAACTGATAGTAAGATTCAAAATCAATGTTATTTGCCTCATTGATATATAACATATTGCGCCTTGCACCTCTTAACTTGCTTTCTTGTTCGGCACTAAAAAACTCAATGTAACTACCATTTGCAAAGCTATAAGTCAATAATGACCGATTCCAGTTGTTCTCAAAGTATCGGCCTGTTTGTTCCATAATTTTAAGAAAGTCTTTCATTGCCCCCCTGCGAAGGTGGGGGATAGTTTCAGACACAACGGATATTTCTAATCTCGGTGTCTTTGCTGCTCGGTCAATAAGTATAGGCAGAATCCCGAATGTCTTTCCTGCAGATGTTCCGCCTTGTACTATTTTCTTTCGAGCCTTGAGTTGAAGTAGTTTGTTTATTGCAGTTGTGCGCCTAAACATTGTCTGGGAATAGTGGTTGTTCTTTCACAACCATTTCACTTTTATCGGTAAGTCCATTTAGCCTTTGCGTGATGCTCGGATTGTACTGCCCAACCATGCCTCCTTCTATCTGGTCTTGCCTGATTGTTTCCTTTATATGCGAACAGATATTACGATATTCATTGTATGCATTATCCGTATTTTGAAAATAATGCAGAATAGTATAGCCTAATTTATGGCAAAAAACGCTAAACCCTTCATTGGTTAATGGTACTTCAAGATGTTCATAATCTTTATTTCCATCCTTGCCGACAAAGACCATTTTCTTACGTGGTTTATTTTTGGTTTCTTTAACGTATGCGTCAAATAGTTCCCACATCTTTTCTGGGGTTTCTATGTATTTATGTTTTCCCATTTTTCCTCCTCCATATTCTGTTATGTACAATGTTAAAATAATATTCAAAGTTCTGGTTTTCTGTGAATGGTGGCAAATACTCATCGACTGCTCGGCTCACAGGCTCAATGCCTTTGAAGAATCCAAATGGCATATTAAACTTATCAGCGCAGTCATCAATGACTAACCACTTTTTAGCTAAATGTGCATAGGCTTGTAAGTCTGAAGTGATTACATCGTAAGTATGGCCTCCGTCAATGTAGACAATATCATAAGTTTCCTTTTGAATAAAATCTATAATTGCAGGCTCGGTGCTTAATCCTTTAACAATAACAGGTTGTTCGAGTTCAAACATCTTATGCAAGAATTTAATGTCATTCTCATAGTCTGACTCCCAATGTCCATCGGTATTGTCCAATGGTGTAACTCCTACAATGTTAACTTGTTTGCCTTTTTGGTTTGCCAGTTCACGAATCAAAGCAAGTGTTTGACCTCTGAAAACCCCTATTTCTAAGAATGAGAATCGTTTAGGCATCGTATCAATGATGAGATTCCACATTTGATAGAATGCACGTTCACCGAAGCCGAATGCGTTTTGCTCAACAAAATCCCTCAAGTCTTTTAATCTTGGGTTTGCATTTACGGCAGCATTGAATTGGTCAACTATTTGCTGATTCCATTCCTGCGTGTCTTGGTATGTTTGTTTTATCTTATCCATTCCATGTTTGCTTTGCCATTCCCATGTATAAATATAGGCATATTCCCATAATTTGTTATAAATGTGCCATCTATAAATGAATAGTCATTGCCTGTTAATCCACATAAAGTTTGAAATGCTAATCGCTTGGTATCAATAGCAAGGTTGTTATCCAATACTTTTTTGGTTAGCCATCTTTGGTCATCATCAGTTTCCTGTGGTGGGTCTAACTGATACATATTGCAAAATAGTTCTTTGGTCATGTAATATGTTCCAGAGTTTACAAATCTATACTTGTCAATGTTTGGGTTTATTTTTTCGTATGCCTCATATCTTTCTAACATTGCTACATCAGGCCAACAATTTACCTCTGAAGATATTAAGGCAGGTTTGCCATTTACTATTTCCATTAATTGCTCTGGTGTTCCTTTAACCACAACATCGTAAGCATCGGCAAACACAAAGTCATGTATATCTGTGGTTGTTAGGTATTCATATAGCTTTACAAGTTTAGTTCCGAATCCTCGCCATGATGTTCTTATAGGTGTATATTCCCACCCAAACTTATTGGCAGATTCTTCTAACATCTTTGCCCTATTATAGTCATCGCATACTGTTATGAGTTTCATATTGCCACATAAG